GTTAGAACGGAAGAAAATGTCATCCCCATTAATCAAGACGGGAAGTAAACGAAGAGGAACTTTACACCCAAGGTACTCTTCTAAGGAGATCCAGTAAGCAACTAGGTTAATCGCACAGAGGAAAGGAAAACTAATGGGAGAACCCATAAGCTGACCATTCTTCTGCTTAAAAACGTAGTACGCCTTTTTACCCACAGTTTCACCTAAATAATTAGGAAAACTGGGAAACAAGGGGTATCTAGTTACTTCACGGACGTCACCATCAATCCACTCAGAAGATGTAGAAACTACATCACCAGGGAATCGAGGGACCCAAACAAACTTTTCACACGGAATAAACTCCTGAATAATCGAAGCGAGTTCCTCAGGCAATCGCTCCCGAAGGAGACGAAGCGAGAGCGCATGGGCGACCTTATTGTCCGAGTTCCTTTTGGCTACGTACGACTCATATATGTCGCTTTGTGCTAAGGACTCAAGGGCAGAGGTCTCATAATAAAGTTTGTGAGGCTCGAGAAGTTTACGATTCACTTTAAAGTATTTTTGGGAGGTTATTGAAGAATTTCTCGACATCTGGGAGAGAGCCGTATGATCATATGCCTGCAAAGTCACTCCAATATTAATATTGTCGGTGGCTGCGGAAAAATCACCCGAAACCATATTGGTTTTTGGGGTCATGATAATTTTGTCTCTATCCATCAAAAAGATGTCTAGTTCTCTTTCACGCTCAAATAACTCTAAGAGGTGAGTTTGGGAGAGTGGTTCTCCAGTCAGTGCGAACTGAGGGTGCCGTTGTATATGAGAAAGAAGCTTCTTCTGATAAGGTCTAGCAAGCCCATAAGGCAAACCAGAACCAGCAGTAATAATGCGTACTTTCAAAAACTCACGGATAGCTACTACTCTGCATTCTAGAGGTTTATAAAAAAACTCTTCATAGGCAGCATCGAGTATCTGTTGCTTAAAATCCGAAGGCAAAGTTCTACCCCTCAATTCCTCAACACAATCTGTCATCGTACAGTCAACTAGTTTCGCTAAGTCATCATATAAGGTACTTCTATTAAGGAAGTCCTCGTATAGAGGATGGCTATCGGGTATGCTAGCGCTGTAAAGACCGGTCTCAGGATCAACATCTAAGTCGAATCGACCGAATGACTGAAGGTGGGATTGCAAATCTTCATGTCTAACTTCTGAAGTTTGAACCCATCCACTAGGTCTAGTACGGGTGACACCAGTAATCTTGTCCAAATACCTAATCATATCAGCTTCTTGACCCCCTTCGGGGCCAGAAAAAGCAAATGAAGCACGTTTCGAAGGCTCAGTATTCTTAAGAATTTCATAATCTGACAGGTAAAAACCTGAAAAGAGAGAACTAAACTTAGAATCAAGCGCATTCAAAAAGGATTCTTTTGGAGCAATAGGCTCAACAGAAAGAATCTTTAAATGCTTCTCATAGGA